TTGACTTCCACCCTCAGGTTGGTAAGGGCGAACATCAAAACCACGGTAATAATCACCACCGCAGCTTTCCCGGAAATGGTCTGTAACATAAGTCTTATCCTCATTTAGTAGTAGATGGAGCTTGGGAAAAATCTCCTCTACATACCGGTGCAGGTGTGATGAATAAATCAGATCATCACCGTACACAGAAACAAGGTGCTTTCGACCATCCAACTCTCCCATTGCTTTTACTAAGCAATAGAATACAAGAGTTTGCAGTGGGAACGTCTGACCTAGACCCATTGTGACGATGGATGAGAGTAAAACTCTTTTCCCATCAACTTCCACATAGCGGGCCCTGCCGTACACAATGGCACGGTACCAGGAACTAGGTAATATCCATCTCAAGAGCTGCAGACATAGCGAGTCGGAAGCGGATGACAAATCCGCCGTGACCCAATTTCTATGTCTTGAACCAGCTTTCGCGAGCCTCCGATGAAGTTTCTGGAGACGTCGTATATTGAGACCTGCATTGCGTAACCTCTTCATTAACATCTTTCCGAGGCCCGCGGTATAAAATGCCCCTAATGCTGTATTGGGCATGATACCACGAAACGCTTTATAACTCTTGGGAACTGTAACATACTGAAGGTCCAAGCAGGGGACGATACGTTTTCCGTCTTTAGCCCGTTGCCATATTTTACTAAGGTACGGGTCACCTGCTGCACAGTTCTCGAACCACGAGATGTGTTCTGGACTGCCTGTAAAAGGCCGGTTGAGCATTTTCTCATCCAGGTAGGACTCCCGATAAGGAGTCCCGATACAAGCACGCTTCCCAAATTCACAGCTCCGTTCATGTTCTCCTAAATCATATTCACCAAGGATTCTGGTTGCAATGACACGGGCCTGTCGTAACACCCTATGTACAACGGATGTCACAGTGATAGGCTGGGCGATTCTTCGTTGCGTAGCTAAGAATTTTTCCTTAGCTTGCGCTTCAAGTTCTTCGTCCGTAAACATATCGGATGCGAATCGATACCTCTTGAACAGATTCTCAAGCTGATACAACCACTTATACAAATGTGGAGGTAGGCTATCAGGACGTGAAGGCCAACTCACGCCACGGAATCCTTTTATGTCACTCGTAAATAAGGCGTTTTTTGCCCGGTGACATAGATCAGGGCCGTAGGTACTGGAAAAATCTTCAGACATGGTCAGAAACAGGTTTAACATCACCTGGTCTGTATGGAGCTCTTTCTTTGCTGCATGTTGTTTGTGTTGCATGGTGAGGTCTCCAATGCAGAAGGACGGAGATTCAGATCTAAGCTAAAGACCCTACGCTCCAGAAATTAGCCAAATCGGCGTCGAACAATATCTGGGCCAGCATGTACCGGATGTTCTGATTCGTAGCGGCGGTTTCACTCGGGTCAAGCTCGAGTTCGACACGTCCAACTGCGTATTTCATAGCACCGGTAACACTGTCCACTGACGGTTCGGCGTACGTCACTGACCATTTGCCCTTCGACCATGTCCGATCTGCGTTTTGTTTCGGGAGCCGGTATTTGATTGTCACATTCTCTCGAATGCGGAAATCAGCTTGGGCCACGTTCGAAACGTGAACACCGTTATTAACCAGCTGTCCGTCGGCCTGGAAGGTCATATCTGACCCACCGGTTGGAGCAATCGATGTCGCTCCATCTTTAAGAATCATTCCATTAATGGGCATTTTTCTTTATCCTGTTAATGTTTTGGGTTAGGCTTCCCCATATCATGCTTAATGAATCCAAAACCCTCGTTAGCTTGAGGAAATTGGGGTTGAACGGTGGCATCGCCACCGCGGCCGTTCCTACTCGTCGTTCCATAACTTCAGACCTCCAATGCCATGTAGGCATTACGACAGGAATTGTCGGGTCTAATCCGAGGGAGCAAGAGACGTGGGTCGATGTAATATCAATAAGACGCGTTGTCTTTTGACTTACACAGGCACCTAACATCTTCAAACTCGGATCGGGCGTAATTGCTCGAAGCCAATCTCCAACAAGGAAAAACCAGTCCCATACAAAACTTTTCGATGTAAGTTCCCACATGCCTGCAGGAATATTCGAAGGGTGCATCCCCAGACTACGTAATATGAACATGAGATTAGCTTCAAGAAGCCTCTCATAATACACATGGTACGTCGTCTTTCGTTCAACACGCTCCTGCCATCTATTATGAATTGTAAAATGTGCCCACGTCTTGGTCCAGGATTTATCTACCCGGTCGACAACGCGGATCCCTGCAGCTTTCCTTTGCATACCCTCTAACTGTTTGATCTTTTTGTCCCATAGCTCGACTATCTTGAGAATATCCGATATCAAAGGTTTGATACCGTATCTCCAAGACATCCAAGCGCCGGTTAGAGCATCAGCAGTTATTAGGCCTTTCCTTGCTCTACCTACGTTCCAGTAGAGTTTAGAACATGCATCAGTAATAGCCTTAAATGGATTTTTGAGCATAGCTAGCGTTTCTGCTAGCTCGCCCAGAGCTACCGTACAGTCGAACTCCGCTTCTTGGATTTTGGCTTGCGCCTTAACCCAAGCGACGTTTGCCTGGTTCTGGTCCCACGTTTCATTTGGAAAAGACAACCACCAATACTTGGTGTAGTCAACATTCCTCATGTCGAAGTACCACCAGTCGCCCGTCAATTCGTAGAGCTTTCCTGCAGATGGTAAACTCTTTGCGTAACCGTTAACACGCGAAACAATAATGTCTCGCATAATACAAGGGTTGGCCCTGAACTTGCCGGGTATGAACTTCCCGTCTCGCTCAGAAACTACTTCCTTATACCTGCCTTCGGTAAGCTTCGTGGATACGTTGTTATACGTTCCATAAAGCACGCGATTTCCGGACGCACCATCTATTTGCCAATAATCAGCACCTAGACAGTTTGTTTTGGATTGATCGCGCTTACGCGTGTCCATAACCATATCGCCTCCTTTGTTTCAAAGGCTCTATGGTTGGGAATTAAGCAAAACAGAACCACACACTTCTCCCTCTGGCTGTTATCTTGACACCTCACAGGTTCAAGTTTCAGTACTAGGGCGAGCGGTGTGCGGTCCAAGTGGGTTGCAAATCCACTTAGACCAGATACAGAGGGGGAGCCATTCCCCAAGTATCATGGATCTGTTCAGGCAGCATTGGCTTTCGCTGCCAGAATCATAGTAGGACACCGTAATTCTACGGTTGTCCGACCATGATCCCGCTTAAAGGGATCGGAGAATCACTCACACGA